ATGCTCCGGCAGCTTTTCCGGCTGGAGCAGGATTTCGCCGACGAGATCGACAGGATTGCGATAGTGCGGACACAGTTTGCGGGTGGTCGGGTTTTGGCAGCTGTCTTGGACGGCGACAAGAAGACCCCTCCCCACCCTCCCCACAAGGGGGAGGGGGACCGTGTCGGACCGGTTTCCCTTGATGCGGGACCGGAGCCGGATGCCGCATCCGAAATGGAGATCATGGGGCAGGCGGGCGCTCCATCCGTCTCCCCCCTTGTGGGGGAGATGGCGGCAGCCAGTGGGGGGCTTGCCCCGAGCGCTGATGCCGCCGACACCGCCCTCTGCCTTGCCAGGCATTTCCGCCTCAAGGGGGGAGATTGGCAGGAGGCGCCTGCCGAGGCTGATCCGGCACCCGTTCAACCCGACGGTCGGGACACGCTGACTGGCACGTCTGGTCCAATCGTCGCCGATGGATCGGCTGAGCCGGGCGGCCGCCACGAGTCAATCTCCCCCCGTGAGGGGGAGATGGCCGGCAGACCAGAGGGGGGTGCCCCAACCTCTGCCGCCACCCCCCGTTGGCGCATCGGCCCGCATCTTCTGACCGATGCCGAACTTCTCGCCGCGTCGCGCGAATGGCGCATCCTTTCCCGCCCCGAACAGCAACCGCCACCGGGTGACTGGCGGACATGGCTGCTGATCGGCGGGCGCGGATCGGGCAAGACGCGCGCGGGAGCCGAATGGGTGCATGGGCTGGCGCGGCGCATGTCCGGCCTGCGCATCGCGCTCGTGGCCGAAACGTTTGCGGATGCCCGCGAGGTGATGATCGACGGCCAATCCGGGATCATGCGCATTGCCGGGCGGGAGCGTCCGGTCTTCGAAATCTCGCGCCGAAGGCTCGTCTGGCCGAACGGTTCGAGCGCCTATCTCTTCTCGTCCGAAGACCCGGAAAGTCTGCGCGGCCCGCAATTTCACGCTGCCTGGTGCGACGAACTCGCCAAGTGGAAGCATGCCGAGGCAACCTTCGACATGCTGCAATTCGGCCTGCGGCTGGGGGACGATCCGCGCCAGCTGGTCACCACGACCCCGCGCCCGCTGCCGCTGCTCAAACGCCTGATGGCTGACCCCGGCACGGCGTTGACGCGGATTGCGACGCAGGCGAACGCCGGCAATCTCGCGCCGGGCTTCATCGCAGCGCTCGAGGCGCGCTATGGCGGCACGCGGCTTGGAAGGCAGGAGCTTGACGGCGAGCTGATCGAGGACCGCGAGGATGCCTTCTGGCGGCGCGATGCGATCCCGGTGGCGTCGCTGGCCGAAATCGGCCCGCTCACCCGCATCGTCGTCGGCGTCGACCCGCCCGTCGGCCACGGCGCGACAAGCTGCTGCGGCATCGTGGTCGCGGGCATCGATGGCAAGGGCAGGGCGGTGGTGCTGGCCGATTGTTCGGTCGAGGCCGCGACGCCCGCCGGCTGGGCGCTGGCCGTCGCCCGCGCCTATCGTCGCTTCGAGGCCGACCGTGTGGTGGCCGAAATCAACCAGGGCGGCGACATGGTGGTCTCGACGCTGCGCGGCATCGACGAGAACCTGCCGATCACCACGGTCCGCGCCGCCCGCGGCAAGGTCGCCCGCGCCGAACCGGTGGCAGCCCTCTACGAACAGGGCCGTGTCACCCATGCCGGACGGTTCCAGGCGCTCGAAGACCAGATGTGCGACTTCGGACCCGACGGCCTCTCCTCCGGCCGCTCGCCGGACCGGCTCGACGCGCTGGTCTGGGCGCTGACCGCGCTGATGCTGGAGGGCCACGGCGAGCCGCGGGTGCGGGAGGTGTGAACCCCCTCTGTCGTCATCCCCGGCCCTGTGCCGAGGAACTGCCACGGAAGAAATTCTGCCTCTCCCTCAATTGCTTGGCTTCTTCAGCAGATGCCCGGGACAGGCCCGAGCATGACGGCATGTGTGGGCGGCTCATCGAAACAAAGGACCCCCATGACCGACCGCACCGGATTCTTCACACATGTTCGCCAGACCCTCGGACGCGGCACACTCTCGCCCGCCCAGATCGATGGCCTCACGCGCCTTCTCGATGCCTTCGCCGCCCGGCGCGATCTCTTCGATCCACGCCATCAGGCCTACATCCTCGCCACCGCCTGGCATGAGACAGGTGGGCGCATGCAGCCGGTGACGGAGAACCTGAACTATTCGGCGCGCGGGCTCATCGCCACCTTCCCGAACCGTTTTTCCGCCGAGGACGCAAAGGCCTATGCCCGCCAGCCGGAGAAGATCGCCAACCACATCTATGCCGGCCGCATGGGCAATGGCGACGAGGCGACGGGCGACGGCTGGCGGTTTCGCGGACGCGGGCTGGTGCAGATCACCGGCCGGCGCAACTATCGCTGCTTCGGCATCGAGGGCGCACCGGACAAGGCGCTGGACCCTCAGATCGCCACCCGCATCCTCATCAACGGCATGGTCAGCGGCGCTTTCTCCGGTGCCCGCCTCTCGGACTATTTCCGCCCCGGCCGCGAAGACTGGGTGAAGGCCCGCGCGATTATCAACGGCCGCGACAAGGCGGATCTGGTGGCGGGCTATGGGCGGGTGTTCTGGGAGGGGTTGGGGGCCGTGTCGTCCTCTCCCCTTGTGGGAGAGGAAGCGATTTCAACATCTTAGCCAAAGGCTAAGTGTTAGAAATCGCAGGTGAGGGGTTTCCTTTCTGGCACTGTCGCAAATTACCCCTCACCAAGCCTGCCATGCCAATCGGCTAACGCCTCTTGGGGCAGGCTATCCTCTCCCACAAGGGGAGAGGAGAACCCCATCCCGAAAGGACCCACAATGCGCATCCCCTTCCTCACACCCCGCGCCACCCCCGCCGAGACCAAATCCACCGGCCTTTCGACCCTCTTTGCGCTCGCCACTTCCGGCCCGGCCCACTGGTCGCAGCGCTCCTACCAGAGCCTCGCCCGCGAGGGCTTCATGCGCAATCCGGTCGCCTATCGCGCCGTGCGGATGATTGCAGAAGCGGCGGCCTCCGTGCCGTGGATCGTGTCCGAAGACGGGACTGAAGCGCCGGACCATCCGATGAAAGCGCTGCTCGCCCGGCCCAATCCACGCCAGGGCGGGGCGGAGTTCATGGAGGCGCTTTATGGGCATCTGCTCCTCTCCGGAAATGCCTTCGTCGAGCCCGTCGAGGTCGGCGGGGAGTTACGCGAGCTGCATCTCCTGCGCCCCGACCGCATCCGCGTTATTGAGGGGCCGGACGGCTGGCCGAGCGCCTATGAATATCGCGTCGGCGGCGCGGTCCGTCGCTTCTCCGTCGAGGCCGAGCCGGGGCTGTTGCATCTGCGGCTCTTCCATCCACTCGATGACCATATGGGCTTTGCGCCCCTGGAGGCCGCAGCCAAGGCGCTCGATCTTTCCAACGCGGCAGCGAGCTGGAACAAGGCGCTGCTCGACAATTCCGCCCGCCCCTCCGGCGCGCTCGTCTACCAGCCCAAGGAGGGCGGCAATCTCTCGGCAAGCCAATACGAGCGGCTGAAGGCGGAACTGGCCGAGGGCTATTCCGGCCCCGCCCGCGCAGGCCGCCCCATGCTGCTCGAAGGCGGGCTCGACTGGAAAACGATGGGGCTCAGCCCCCGCGAAATGGATTTCGCCGAGGCGAAAAACGGTGCCGCGCGCGACATCGCACTCGCCTTCGGCGTCCCGCCCATGCTGATCGGCATTCCCGGCGATAACACCTATGCCAATTATGCTGAAGCCAACCGCGCGTTGTGGCGGCTGACCGTGCTGCCGCTGATTTTTCGCACGGCCGAGGCGATGACGGGCTGGCTGGCGGATGTCTATCCGGGCGTGACGCTGGGGTTTGATTTGGACCAGGTCGCAGGGCTCTCTGCCGAGCGCGGGGAATTGTGGGCAAGGGTGGGGGCGGCGGGGTTCCTGAATGATGCTGAGAAAAGGCAGGCGGTGGGATATGACAGGTGAAACCTCGCGCCCGGCGCGCCTCACATCACGGTCTTCCTGAACTTCCCCATCAGATACGGACCCGACAGCACCGGCTCGTACTTCCCCTCTTCCCCCGCGCCCACACACGAAGGCAGGGTCGCGATTTCCGCGTGCCAGTCGGGCTGGTGGAAGAAGGCGATGGACTGGCGGCGGTTGAGGCCGCCTTGTTCGGGCGAGACGTTGACGACGCGATGCAGGGTGGAGACCCAGCGGTCGTTGGTCCAGCGCGCCATGAGGTCGCCGATATTGATGACGAAGGCGCCATCGACGGGCGGGATTTCGCGCCATGCCCCCTCCGGCGTCATGATTTCGAGCCCGCGCGAGCCGGCATCGGGAAGCAGGATCGTCAGGCTGCCATAGTCCGTATGCGCGCCGGCACGCAGCTGCCCTTCCGGCGGCGCGCGGTCGAGCTCCGGATAGTTCAGCGCCCGCATGGCGCTGATCGGATTTTCAAGGCAGGCGTCGAAGAAATGCGTCTCGAGGTTCAACGCCTCGGCAAAGGCGCGCATGATGCGCCTGGCCAGATCCGTCATGGCGGTGAAATAGGCCTCCCAGGCGGGGCGGAAACCCTCCGGCCCCTCCGGCCAGATATTGTCGGCAAAGCAGAAGGACAGGGCGTCCGCGTCGGTCATCCCCGGCGGCGTGGAGAGCGGGCCGGCATTGAAGCTCTCCTTCAGGTCCGGCGGTGAATCGACGCCGCGCGATTTCGCCAGCGCCTCCACGCCGGGGCCGAGATAGCCATACGGGTAGCCCGCATAGGGCGGGGCGGCGCGATGCTTTACCTCCGGCGGCAGATCGAAAAAGGCGCGCGCCTTTGTGCTCAAGTTGGCGATGACGTCCGGCGGGACTCCATGGCCGGAAATCGCCAGGAAGCCGGTCTCGCGGCAAATGCGGTCGAGTTCGCGGGCGAGGCTCTTACGGGCCTCCCCGGTGGCGGCCTCGAAGGCAGCGAGATCGAAAACGGCGAAATCGGAAGAGGTTGTCGTGGGCAAGGGCGGGCTCCTGATTGGCGAAGGAATGTTTCGCGTTTCAGGGCCCCTGTCCAGCACGCGAAACGTGTCCGGTCCGCGAAATCGGCTTGCACGGATTGAATTCGACCAAGCTTATCAAGGCTTTGCGACGCTCTTCCGAATCGGATTGTGCGGATCGACGCAGCGAGCCGGGCCCGATGTCTGAAGACATCCCGCCAGAGGGTTCAGATGATTCAGAAAATTCGGTTCGCCTGACTCAAGGTCAAAGCTTCGCCGGCGCGCAAAAGGCCTGGCCGCGCGGATGCGAACTTCAGACACTCTATCAGCGAGGGTTTAACGATGACTTATATCGCGGGCGACGGCCAGATCATGGCGGCGCGCATTGCCGGCTCCGTGGCCGGCGTGGCTCTCTCCCTGATCTACATGCTGCCGAAGGGCCGGCAGGAGGCCGCCACGCGACTGGCCACCGGCCTCGTTGCCGGCCTCGTCTTCGGCCCGGCGACGGGTCTCTTCGGCGCCGAAAAACTCGACCTTCTCGCCACGCTCTCCGCCCCGGAAATCGTCCTCTCCGGCTCCGCCGCCGTCAGCCTCACCGCCTGGTGGGCGCTGGGCGCGCTGAAAAGGGTGGCGGAGCGGTGGGGGCGGTGAGGGAGAAAAATACCCCTCCCCACATGAGGGAGGGAGCCAGTGCCGCGCCGGGTTCGCCCAAGAAACGGGCGGAGCGGGTGCCGCATCCGTCTCCCCCCTTGTGGGGGAGATGGCGGCAGCCAGAGGGGGACTACGCCGAAGGCGCATTCAATTTGGTCCGTCATCCGGGATCAGGCCCGGCATGCCGGAAATCAACATATGCCACCCACGAGGAAACCCACCCCATGCTGACCATCGACTGCGAGCGCAAATTCCTGAACCTCGAACTCAAGGGCCTCAGCGCCGAAGGCCGCTTCTCTGGCTATGCGAGCCTGTTCGGCGAACCCGATCTCGGCAAGGACGTGATCGAGCGCGGGGCGTTTTCGCGCTCGCTTTCCAGCCGGGGCGTCGCCGGCATCCGCATGCTCTTCCAGCACGACCCGGCCAGCCCGCTCGGCCACTGGGTGACGCTGAAGGAGGATGCGCGCGGGCTCTATGTCGAGGGCCAGTTTGCGCCGGGCGTTTCGAAGGCCGATGAAGTGCGCCGGCTGATGAAGGCCCGAGCGCTCGACGGCCTTTCCATCGGCTTCCAGACGGTGCGTTCCAAACGCGACGCCAAGACCGGCATCCGCCACATCCTCGAAGCCGACCTCTGGGAAATCTCCGTTGTCACGTTTCCGATGCTCCCCTCTGCCCGCGTCAGCGAGGTAAAGGAGATGAGCGGCGGGGCGATGCTGGCCGCGAAGCTGAGGCATGCGGCGGCGGTGATGCGGGGTTGAAAGAAGGAAATTTCCGGCCTGCCACACGCGCCGGTTTCGCCGAGGGGTCGCAAAGCGACCCCTCTTTTGTTGCCTGAAATGGGGGGGTCGCATTTGCGACCCCTTTTTGTTGCCCGAAAAAGGAAATGCTCATGACTCACGAAACACTGACCACCGCGCCGGAAATCAAGGCGGCGCCGGACGATGTGAATGCGGCTTTCGATACCTTCATGGAAGGGTTCGAGGCGTTCAAGGAGACGAATGACCGGCGGCTGGCCGAGATGGAGAAGAAGCAGGTCGCCGATGCGCTGACCGTCGAAAAGCTCGGCCGCATCGACAAGGCGATGGACGAACAGAAGAAGCTTCTGGACCGTCTGGCGCTGAAGGGCGCCCGCCCACCGCTCGGCCGGCCGGGTGTCTCGGCGGCCGAAGCGCTGGAGCACAAGGCGGCTTTCGAGGCCTATATCCGCCGCGGCGACGAGGCGAACCTGCGTTCCATCGAAGCCAAGGCCATGGCCATCGGCACAGGCGCGGATGGCGGTTATACGGTGACGCCGGAGCTGGATGCCGAAATCGGCCGCCGCCTCTCCGTCGTCTCGCCGATCCGGGCGCTGGCGACCGTGCGGCAGGTCTCGACCGCCGTGCTGAAGAAGCCGTTCGCGACGTCCGGCATGGCGACCGGCTGGGCCGGCGAAACGGCGGCGCGGCCGCAGACGGCGAGCGCGCAGTTGGCCGAACTCGCCTTCCCGGTGATGGAGCTTTACGCCATGCCGGCCGCCACGCAGGCGCTGCTGGATGACAGCGCCGTCGATATCGAGGCCTGGATTTCCTCCGAAATCGAGATCGTCTTTGCCGAGCAGGAGGGCGCTGCCTTCGTCAATGGCGATGGCGTCACGCAGCCGTCGGGCTTTCTCACCGCCACGAAGGTGGCGGATGCAAGCTGGAGCTGGGGCAAGCTCGGCTATGTGGCGACCGGCGTTGCGGGCGGCTTTGCGTCCTCCGGGCCGTCGGATGTGCTGATCGATACGGTCTATGCGCTGAAGGCCGGCTATCGCCAGAACGCGACGGTGGTCATGAACCGCAAGACGCAGAACCAGATTCGCCGCTTCAAGGATGCCAACGGCAACTATCTCTGGCTGCCGCCGACAGGCCCCGGCCAGCCGGCGAGCCTCATGGGCTATCCGGTGGTGGAGGCGGAAGACATGCCGAATATCGGTGCCGACAGCTTTGCAATCGCCATAGGCGACTTCCGCGCCGGCTATCTGGTTGTCGATCGCCTGGGCGTGCGCGTGCTGCGCGATCCCTATTCCGCCAAGCCCTATGTGCTCTTCTACACGACCAAGCGCGTCGGCGGCGGCATCCAGAACTTCGAGGCGATCAAGCTGGTGAAGTTCGGCACGGCCTGATTTGGTGTCTCCTCTCCCCTTGTGGGAGAGGAAGGAAAATCAGCATCTTAGCTGTAAGCTAAGTGCTAGATTTTCCAGGTGAGGGGTTCCATCGTCCTCGGCGCTCGCCTCATTCACCCCTCACCAAGCTCGCCATGCCAATCGCCTTCGGCTCTTGGGGCGAGCTATCCTCTCCCACAGGGGGAGAGGACAAAACCCCCTCTGGCTGCCGCCCTCTCCCCCGCAAGGGGGAGACGGATGGCCGCGCCCTCGCTGGAAATCGCAACCTTCTCATTCCCGTTCAAGGTTTTTGCACTGGCATGAGAGACGGGAAAACAGGCGCGGCACAGTCTCCCTCCCCCTTGTGGGGAGGGTGGGGAGGGGTCTTTCGCCCCACCCTCAGATGCAGCTGACATCTTTGAAAACACGAGGCCCCCATGACCCACACCATCATCACGCCGCCCGCCGCCGAATCGCTGACGCTGGCGGATGTAAAGTCTCATCTGCGCCTCGACGGGAGCGGCGAGGACACATTGTTGACCAGCCTCATCGCCGCTGCCCGGCAATATCTCGAAGCGACAACCGGCCTCGCGCTGATCACGCAGACGCTGCGCTTCTATCTCGACGACTGGCCGGCGGATGGGCTGATTCAACTTGCCATCGCGCCGCTGCAAAGCCTTGAAAGCGTGACGGTTTATGACGCGGCGGGCAATCCGCAGGCCGTGGCACTGACCGGCTATGTGCTGGATGCCGCCGCAAGCCCCGCGCGTCTCTTCCTGCCCACCCTGCCGCCGACGAGCCGGACGCTGAACGGCATCGAAATCGACGTGAGGGCCGGCTTTGGCGACACGGGAGCCGACGTGCCCGATGCGCTGAAGCGGGCCATGCTGATGCATGTCGCGCTGATGTACGAACTGCGCGGCGCGGTCCCCTCCGACATGCAGCCCGCCGCGATTCCCGCCGGTTACGACCGGCTGGTGTCGCCCTTTCGCCCGGTGAGGCTCTGACGCCATGAACATGACCTTTCTCGACCCCGGCCAGTTCACCGCCCGGCTCGACCTCGAAGCCGCAAGTTCAACGGCCGACTGGCAGGGCGGCGCGGTGACCGCCTGGACGGTCGCCGCCTCGCTCTGGGCGCGCATCGAGCCCGCGAACTTCACCTTCGCCGAGACGGCGGGGCAGATGCGCGGACAACTCACCCATCGCATCTGGATCCGCGCCCGCGAGGGCGTGGCCGAGGGGATGCGCTTTCGAAAAGGCGCGCGCGTCTTCACGATCCGCGCCATCCGCGAGCCGGACGAAACCGGACGCTATCTCGTCTGCCTGTGCGAGGAGGGCGCGCTATGACAGATCCGCAATCGGCCCTTTCCGCCGCTGTCGTTGCGGCGTTGAACGCCAATGCCGCACTGACGGCGATCATCGGCCCGAACGCCATCCACGACCGCCTGCTGACCAGGGCGGCGATGCCCTATGTCGTGCTGCGCGACATCGTCTCGACCGAATGGGGCGCGGACAATGACGGTGGGCTGGAACACCAGATCGCGCTCGACGCTTGGTCATCGCTCGCCGGTCACCGCGAGGCCCAGGCCATCGCCGGCCTCGTCCGGGCAAGCCTCGACAATGCTGCGCTGACGCTTTCCGGCGGAGTGACGCTGGTCAGCCTTCTGCATGTGAAAACCCGCACGCGCCGCGAGGCTAAGACGGATGCGCATGTGGCGGAAATGGTGTTTCGGGCCGTGACGACGAACGGTTGATGTATTGACGTTGTTATGACGTGGCGGTATTTTACGCGCTCATTACAACGTGGATCCTGCCATGGCTCTTGCCCGCAAGAACGAAACGGTGACTTTCCGTATGGAACCCGCCACGCTGGAAACGATCCAGCGCGCAGCGGGTGCTGCGGGCAAATCGCTGACTGCGTTCGTCACCGAGGCGGCCTATGCGGCGGCGCGCAAGGAACTGCTGGACCAGCGGTTCGTGGCTCTTGATCCGGAGGCGTTCGACGCCGTGGAAGCGCTGCTTTCGGAACCTGCCCGGGCGAATGCGGCGCTGGAAAAGCTGCTTGGCACCCATCGCGACTGGATCGACTGAGCTATGTATCGCCGGCCGGTAGCGCTTCAGAGCCGGCACCGGCTTCAGGGGTTCGAGAGCGGCAAGCCCGATCTGGATCATTATCTGCAAGACATCGCCGTCGCCAATCACGAAAACGGTCTCGCCCGCACCTTCGTCATCGCGACGGAAGACTTTTCAGTCGTCGGCTACTATTCGCTCTGCGCCGCCATGATTGCCCGTAACGAAGCGCCGCGCGAGATCGGCGGACATGGTAGCCCGCGTGACATTCCGGTGGCTCTTCTGGCGCGGCTTGCAGTTGACCGGCGGCATCAGGGCAGGGGGCTGGGCGCGCAATTGCTCAGGGCCGCGATTCTGTCCGCAGTCGCGGGTGCCGAGCATGTCGCCTTTCGGGCGCTGATGGTCCATGCGATGGATGACGAGGCCACAGGCTTTTACGCGAAATACGGCTTCCGCGCCGCGAGAGGCAGCGAGAGAACGCTGCTCCTGCCGCTTCAGGATATTGCACTTAATATCGGATCATGACGGCCCGGATATCGCCGCCCGCGCCTTCAGCAGCATCAGCCCGGTCATGCTGGCGCAGGTGAGAAAGGTCAGCGTCAGGGCCAGCGCAATCACGCCCGTCAGCCCGAAATTCTCCATCATGGCAGCGAAGAGGACGGGGGAGAGGGCCGAGGCTATGTTTTGCGGCAGTGCGACGCGGCTGGACATGAGGGCGAAGTCTGCGCGGGTGAAGAAGGCGAGCGGCAACAGAGCACGGGCAACAGCGGCCACGCCCGAGCCCGCACCATAAAGCAGCACGAAGATGAGCGGCACGACGAAGCTCGAGGCCGGAAAGGCGGCGAGCAGCAGGAAAGCGCCGAACATGGCAAGGCTGGCTGCAAGCCCCGAGGCGACCGGCGAGGTGCGCTCCCCGGCCAGAAGATCGGCAAGCCGCGCCGAAATGCCGATGACGCCGCGCAGCGACGCAAGCGTCAACGCAAGACCGGGAGCCGCGCCTGCGAGTTTCAGAAGCTCGATCAGCGAGGCTGAAATACCAAAGGACGTCAGGCTGTTGAGGCTGGAGGCCGAGGCAATCAGCAGAAAGGCGCGCAGCCTGTCGCGCGCATCGAGCGTTGGCAGTGTGCTTGTCGCCGGCGGTGCGCCTGCTTCCCCGTCCGCGCACTCGACCCGCGCAGGCAGGCCGAACATGTGTAGCGGCAGCAGCAGGGCGACATGTGCGGTGGCCGCAATCTGCAGGGCTGCGCGCCAGCCGATAGCGGCTTCGGCATAGTTCAGGATCGGCCAGAAAATGGCGGATGAGAGACCGGTGAAGATCATCAGCGTGCCGACCGTGCGCTTGGCCGCAACACCCTGCCGCTCGACGACGGCGGTATTGGCGGAGACCGTCAGCGCGCATGTGCCGCCAAGGCCGATCACCAGCCAGGCGGCGAAATAGCTGACTGGCCCCTGCGAAAGCGACAGCGCCAGAAGCCCCGCCGCCATCAGAACCGACCCCATGGCCAGCACACGAGCCGCGCCAAGCCGCACCAGCAGGTGCCCGGCCTTGGGGCTCGCCAGCGCCATCACAACCATCATCATCGTCAGCCCGCCGAAGATCGTCTCGAAGGGCATGGCAAGGTCGCGCTCCATCGCCCGTCCGAGCACGGAGGGCATGTCGAACGTCGTGCCCCAGCCGACAAGCTGGGAGACCGACAGGACGGCAATCAGGCGGAGCTTCGTCAGCGAAACGGGCAGCGGCGAAGCGGGCAAGGGTGCGACGGACAAGAGAGAGCCTGTGGATTGAGATGCACGGACACTCTGGCCACGTCCCGTGAACATAATATGAACATATCGCAATGATCCTCGAAAGGAAAGTGCCATGACCGCGCAAAAAGGCCGCGATCTGCTTCTGAAAGTCTTCAATTCGACCACCTTCGCCTATGTCACCGTTGCGGGCCTGCGTAGCCGCAAGCTGGCCTTCAATGCGAGCCAGGTCGACGTGACCGATGCCGAAAGCGCCGGGCGCTGGCGCGAATTGCTGGCCGGCGCCGGCATCAACCGCGCCGCGCTCTCAGGTTCGGGCCTCTTCAAGGATCAGGCTTCCGACGAACTCGTGCGCTCCGCCTTCTTCTCCGGCGCGATCCTCAACTGGCAGGTCGTCATCCCGGATTTCGGGACCGTGACGGGCCCGTTCCAGATCGCGGCACTCGAATATTCCGGCCAGTATAATGGCGAGGTTCTGTTCGATCTCTCGCTGGAATCCGCCGGGCAACTGACCTTCGGAGCGCTCTGATGGAGCGCTTGAGCAAAGGCCGCGCCAACCGCCGGCGCGGCGAAATCGAGGCGGTGATCGGCGGCGAGCGGCGCGTTCTCTGCCTGACGCTGGGCGGTCTTGCAGAGCTGGAAACTGCCTTTGGTTCGGACAGCTTGCATGACCTTGCCGCGCGCTTCTCGACCGGCCGTCTCAAGGCCGGCGACATGATCCGCATCATCGGCGCGGGGCTTCGCGGCGGCGGCAATCTGCTGTCGGATGAGGACGTGGGCGAGATGGAGATCGAGGGCGGGCTTGCCGGTGCGGCGCGGATCGTGGCGGAACTGCTGCTCTCGGCCTTCGGGCCGCAGGGCGGGGATGGAACGGGTGCTGCGCCTTCCTTGTCGGTTGCGCCGCAGGCAGACGGACAGACTTTGGGCGAGAGCCTCACGCCCCGCCCTTGAGCGCCGCAGCAGAAGAGCCGGAGCAGCCCCGCGCGTTCCCCTGGCGCGAGGCGATCCATGCCGGGCTTTTCCTGCTGCGGCTTTCCCCCCGCGATTTCTGGGCGCTGACGCCCATCGAGTTCCACGCCATCACGGGCGGCCTCAGCCCCCGCTTCGACCTGCCGCTGAAAGATCTGATGGCGCGCTATCCGGACGACAAGGAGCCCATTTCATGACCGATCCCACAAGCCCCGGCGGCCCCGGCAGCCTCGACACCGCCGCCCTCGATCAGGCGATGACGCAGCTTGAGGCACGCTCGAAATCCTTCGGCGCGGCCTTGTCCTCGGCGCTCAAGTCCGCGAGCGTTGATGGCAAGAGCCTGGAAGATGTGCTGAAGGGCCTCGCCCATCGCCTGACCGATATCGCACTCTCCGCCGGCACGAAGCCGCTGGAAAATCTCGTCAACAGCGCAGCCGGCAGCCTGGCATCCACTCTCACAAGCGGATTGTCCGGCGGGCTTTCCAGCCTCCTCGGCTTCGCCAAGGGTGGCGTGCCCGGCGCAATCCAGCCCTTTGCCGCCGGTGGCGTCGTTTCGGCGCCCACCTACTTCCCGACGGGCGGCGGGATCGGCCTCATGGGCGAGGCTGGGTCTGAAGCCATCCTCCCCTTAAAGCGCGGCCCCGACGGCCGTCTCGGCGTCGCGGCGGGAGCGGGCGGAGGTGGTGGCCAGACCATCGTCTTCAACGTCTCCACCCCCGACGCCGGCAGCTTCCGCAAGTCGGAAGCGCAGATCTCCGCGATGCTGACGCGGGCGACAGCACGGGGGAGACGAGGGGTGTGAGGGTCGTTCTTCCTCTCCCCTTGTGGGAGAGGATAGCTCGCCCCAAGAGCCGCAGGCGATTGGCGTGGCGAGCTTGGTGAGGGGTGTTCTTTGATCCTTCAGATTGGCTTGTCCAATGCCATCAGTATCTTTCGAACGACCAAATCCAGCGATTGCTCAACTTCATCATTCCAGAAGCGCAATGTCACGAAGCCATCGGCCGCGAAGGCCTCGTCTCGTATTCTGTCCGCTGCGCTTTCCGCGTGCTGGCTGCCATCGACCTCGACAATCAGCCGCGCCTCGAAGGAAATGAAGTCGATGATGTAACCTTTGAGCGGAACCTGGCGCCGGAATTTTATGCCGCCTATGCGGCGGTCCTTGAGTTGGCTCCAGAGGATTGCTTCTCCTCTGGTTCCCTCCTTGCGCATGGACCGTGCATGTCGCCGATGCCGCTCCGGCGGTTCATGATGGGGCATGAATAAGACCTCTTCGACACCGCCAAGTGTCTTCTGAAACTTCGGGAGACGCAACCGGAGATTTACCCCTCACCAAGCTCGCCAAACCAATCGCCTCCGGCTCTTGGGGCGAGCTATCCTCTCCCACAGGGGGAGAGGAGGAAAGGCACCCATGACCTCCTTCCATGAGGTCCGTTTTCCGCTGCGGCTGGCGCTGGGCGTCAGTGGCGGGCCGGAGCGGATGACGGATATTGTCAATCTTTCCAATGGGCGCGAGGCGCGCAATGCGCGGTGGCGCAATTCGCGGCGCAGCTACGATGCGGGCTCGGGCATCCGCTCGGTGGCCGATCTGTATGCGGTGCTGGCCTTCTTCGAGGCGCGCGCGGGAGAGCTTTACGGGTTTCGCTTTCGCGATCCGGTGGACCATCAGTCGGGACCGCCGGGGCAGGCGGTCGCGGCGACGGATCAGGTGATCGGGACGGGCGACGGCGTCACGGCGACCTTTCAGCTCGTCAAGACCTACGCAGATGCCGGCGCCTCGACCGTGCGGACGATTGCCAAGCCGGTGGCGGGCACCGTGCGGGTGGCGGTCAATGGCGCGGAGCAGGCGGCGTCCCGGTACTCCCTCGATACGACCAGCGGTCGCGTCACCTTCGGCAATGCCTATATCCCGCCGGCCGGTGCGATCGTGCAGGCGGGGTTCGAGTTTGACGTGCCGGTGCGCTTTGCGGTGAGCCGGATCGATATCGATCTTTCCGCCTTCAATGCCGGGCGCATTCCCACCATTCCGCTGATCGAGGTTCTGCCATGAGAACGCTTCCGGCCGCGTTGACGGCGCATATCGACACGGGGGCGACGACGCTCTGCCGCTGCTGGCGGTTGACGCGGCGCGACGGAACCGTGCTGGGCTTCACCGAACACGATGCAGACCTCACGGTCGATGGCATGCGCTTTTTCGCGGCCAGCGGCTTTTCGGCGAGCGAGGCAGAAACCGCATTGGGGCTGGCTGCGCCAAACGGTGAGGTGGCCGGGGCGTTTTCGTCGGATGCCATTTCGGATGTCGATCTCGAACGCGGGCGCTATGACGGCGCGCGGGTCGACGTGCTGCTGGTCAACTGGGCCGATCCGTCACAGTTTCTGCTGGAGCATGTCCGCGAGATCGGCGAGGTGACGCGCACCGAAAACAGCTTCCGCGCCGAGCTGCGCGGGCTGGCTGGCCGGCTGGATCAGCCGAGCGGTCGCCTCTATGGCCGCCGCTGCGATGCGCGGCTGGGGGATGCACGCTGCGGCGTCAGTCTCGCGGCATTCCGGGCGACGGGAAGTATTGTGGCGGCGGATACACTGCAGGCAAGCGTATCCGGAGTTTCAGCTTTTGCGAGTGGCTGGTTCGGCTTCGGTGTGCTGACCTTTACCAGCGGTGCGCTGACGGGCCGTGCGGTCGATATTGCCGGGCATCAGGCGGGCGATCCCGCGCGGCTCACCTTCTGGCTGCCGTTGCCTGAAAGCCCGTCCGCCGGCGATACGTTCGAGATCGTTGCCGGCTGCGACAAGGCCTTTGCGACCTGCAAGGGCAAATTCGGCAATGCTCTGAATTTTCAGGGCTTTCCGCACATGCCGGGTTCCGACTTTGCCTATAGCTATGTGAGTGGCGCAACCGCCCATGACGGTTCGGTGCTGGCGGGTTGAGCTACGCTGCCGAAAAGGGGAGGCAGCGATCAGCGTCCCGCCTTCCGGCGAAGGCCGAGCATATCGATCAGCGAGGCGCGCTCGGGCGCGGAAATCAGGAAGAAGCCTGCGAAGACAAGGCTGACAATAATGAGCGTCTGGTAAGTCATGTGCGATCCCCAAATACAGACTCGATACTCTCTGTAATCGCGATGCAGGTCAGAAGTTCCACCGTCAGCCGCACCGTTAACAAATTCTTTACACGATCCAATCTGAACTGGACATGAACCCGGTGAAAACTTCTGCGCGCATACTTAACGCGGCCGCCGGCTGGATCGGCACGCCCTATCGCCATCAGGCCTCGCTGAAGGGCGTCGGCTGCGATTGTCTCGGGCTCGTGCGCGGCCTCTGGCGCGAGCTCTGCGGCGAGGAGCCGGAAGAGCCTGGACCCTATGCGCCCGACTGGGCCGAACGCGGCGGTGCCGAACGGCTGGCGGATGCGGCGCTGCGCCATTTCGGCCCGCCGATCGACCGGGCAGAGATGCAGCCGGGCGATATCCTTCTCTTCCGGTTCAGGCCCGGTGTGGCGGCCAAGCATCTCGGCATTTTTGCCGGCGAAGGGCGCTTCATTCACGCCTACGAACCGGCGGGCGTCGTCTCCTCGCCGCTCGTTCCCTCCTGGGCGCGGCGGATCGCTGCCGTCCATCGCTTTCCCGATATCTGAGGCATTTCATCATGGCGACATTGCTGTTGCAGGCGGCGGGCGCGGCGCTCGGTTCGGTCTTCGGTCCCGTGGGCTCTGCCATCGGGCAGGCGGTGGGCGCGCTTGCGGGCGCATCCATCGATCGCGCGCTGATCGGCTCCGGATCGACCGTGACGGGCGCGCGGCTGGCCACGGCGCGCATTCCGGGCGCCGACGAGGGCACGCCGATGACACGGCTCTACGGCACGGCGCGCATTGGCGGCACGCTCTTCTGGGCCACACGCTTCGAAGAAGAGGTCACGACGGAACGATCCGGCGGCAAGGCCTTCGGCGGTGGCGGCGTCACAACGACAAGCTATCGTTATTTCGCCAATTTCGCTGTCGGGCTTTGTGAGGGCGAGGTCACGGCCATCCGCCGCGTCTGGGCGGATGGGCAGCCACTCGATCTCTCGGGCGTCGAGATGCGGCTTCATCGCGGCACGGCACACCAGCTGCCCGATCCGTTGATCGAGGCGAAACAGGGCGTGGGCAATGCGCCCGCCTATCGCAACACCGCCTATGTGGTCTTCGAGCGGCTGCCGCTCGACGATTTCGGCAATCGTATTCCGGTGCTCCAGTTCGAAGTCGTCCGCGCCATCGGCACGCTGGAGAAGGAGATCGAGGCGGTCACCATCATTCCCGGCGCGAGCGAGCATGGCTATGCGCCGGTTCAGGTCACGGAAACGACCGGGCCGGGCGCCTCGCGCATCCTCAATCGGAATGTCGGCTATGCCGCGACCGACTGGCAGGCCTCGCTTGACGAGCTGCAGGCGCTCTGCCCCAACCTGAAGCGTGTCTCTTTGGTCGTATCGTGGTTCGGGACGGATTTGCGGGCCGAACAGTGCCGCATCGTGCCGGGCGTCGAGGTGGCGGCCCGCACGGACGAAAGTACGCCCTGGCAAGTCTCCGGCGTGCCGCGCAGTGCCGCGCATCTGATTTCGACGGTCAATGGCGGCCCGGCCTATGGCGGCACGCCGAATGATGCGGCAGTGCTCGCCGCCATTGCCGACCTCAAGGCGCGCGGGCTGGCGGTGACGCTCTACCCGCTGATGATGATGGATATCCCGGCAGGCAGCGGCCTGCCCGATCCCTATGGCGCGAGCCAGCAGGCCGCCTATCCCTGGCGGGGCCGCATCACGGCGATGGCGGACAAAAGTGCCTCGACACGCGCCGCCGTCAATGCGTTTTGCGGGAGCGCCTCTCCGGGTGATTTCAACGTCGCGGCCGGTGCGGTCAGTTACACGGGATCGGGCGAGGGCTATCGCCGCATGATCCTGCATTATGCGCATCTGGCGGCACTCGCCGGCGGGGTGCATTCCTTCATCATCGGCTCGGAAATGCGCGGACTGACGCGGCTGCGCGATCAGGCAGGTGCGTTTCCCTTTGTGGAGGCTCTGACCACCCTGGCCGCCGATGTGCGCGGCATTGTCGGCAGTGGGGTCAAACTCACCTACGCCGCCGACTGGAGCGAATATTCAGGGCTCCATCCCGAAGACGGTTCGGGAGACCGTTTCTTCAACCTCGATCCGCTTTGGGCGAGCCCCAATATCGATGCGATTGGCATCGACAATTACATGCCGCTCGCCGACTGGCGCGACGACGACTTGCTTGCCGCCAATCCGGACGGTGCGCGAACAGCTGACGATCGCGAGGCCATGGCCCGTGCAATCAACAGCGGCGAATATTTCGACTGGTATTATGCAAGCAATGCCGCACGGGCGAGCCGGACCCGCATGGCGATCACCGATGGCGCGGCCGGAAAGCCCTGGGTGTTCCGCGCCAAGGATATCGCCGGCTGGTGGGCGAACCGCCATTACGAGCGGCGCGGCGGGGTGGAACTGGCAAGCCCCACCGGCTGGCTGCCCGGCATGAAGCCGGTCTGGTTCACCGAACTCGGTTGTCCTGCGGTCGAGCGCGGCGCGAACCAGCCGAATGTCTTTCCCGATCCGAAATCGGCGGAAAGCGCCATGCCGTATTTCTCCTCCGGCCAGCGCAGCGACGCGATGCAGCGGCGGTTTCTGGAGGCGCATTACGCGCATTGGAAGAGCGGGACGGCGCCCGCCGGGATGCTGGCGATGCGGGACATCACGGTCTGGACCTGGGATGCGCGACCGATCCCCGCCTTTCCTTACGACACCGCGCTCTTCGCCGATGGCGGCAACTGGCAGACGGGGCATTGGCTGAACGGGCGGCTGGGGGCGGGGACGCTCGCCGATGTCATTGCCGCGATCCTGGCCGATCACGGCTTTGCGGATTTTGATGTCTCCGCGGTCTCGGGCGACCTCACCGGCTATGTGCAGGGCGATGTCGCTTCGGCGCGCACCATGATCGAGCCGTTGATGTCGGCGTTTCAGATCGATTGCCGCGAGAGCGGCGGCAGGCTCGTCTTCTCCTCGCGCGCCAAAGTGTCGAACCCGCCGCTTGCGCTCGAAGTGTTCGCCGATCTCGAAGACAAGCCGCTCTGGACCGAGACACGGGCGCAGGAAAGCGATGTCGCCGCTCAGGTGACGCTCGACTACTATGACGAGGCGGGCGATTATGAAAGCGCTGTTGCCCGCTCGCGGCGCATGGCGGTGGGCAATGATCGCGTTGCGTCCGGCGCGATCGCCGGCGTGCTGGCGGAAGCGACGGCGGCTGCGGCGGCAGAAGAAACCCTGCGCGACCAGCGGCTGGGTCGCCGGTCCATCAAGCTTGATGTCGCGCCCTTTCAGATGGAGCTGGAGCCCGGCGACGTCGTCACTCTGCCCGGTCTTGCCGGGCGCTTCCGCGTTGCCCGTGTCGAAGACGGCGCGGCGCGCGCGGTGGAGGCACTGGAATACAGTCCCCCGGTCGGCGCGCATGCCTATGCGCAGAGTGTGGCGCGCGTCGGTTCCGGCGGTGCGGCAGAGGCTTTCGCGCCGGAGGTGGTCTTCCTCGATCTGCCGCGTCTGGGATCGAAGCCGCCGGAAGCCTATGCAAGCGCTGCCGTTCTGGCTCGACCCTGGCGGACGGTCACGCTGTCTGCATCCATGGGCACGGAAGGCTATCGCCCGCGCGCCATCGCCACGCGCCCGGCGACCATGGGCACGCTTGCAAGCCCGCTGGCGCCTGGCATTTCCGGCCGGATCGATCTGGGCGGCGTGCTCGACGTGACGCTGGCATTCGGCAGCTTCGCCTCGGTGACGGAGGCCGAATTTTCCGGCGGTTCGAACCGGCTGGCGGTGCGCGCGGCCAATGGCGTTTTCGAGATCGTCAGCTTCGCGATGGCGGAGGAAGTGGCCGTGGGCCGCTGGCGGCTCACCAGACTGTTGCGCGGCCAGTTCGGTACCACGGACGCCATGACGGCGGGTGCGATGAGCGGCGCGGATGTCGTGCGCCTCGATGATGCCGTCGTCTCGCTGGGGCTCGATCCGGGCGAGGCGGGGCTTTCTCTCAACTGGCGGGCCGAAGCAGGGATATCGACCGTCGGTCCTTTCGCCTTTGCCGGCGGGCGGCGGGCGGCCACACCACTGGCTCCGCTTCATCTTCGCGCCGAGCGTCGGCCGTCGGGCGATATCGGCCTATCATGGACGCGCGCCGGCCGTATCGATGGCGACAACTGGGACGCCTACGACATCCCGCTCGACGAGCCGGAGGAGCGCTATCTCATCGAGATCCTGGATGGAAGCGGCGCGCGCCTGCGCAGCGCCGAAACAACGATAGCAGGCTTTACCTACGCCGCTGCCGATGCGCTCGCTGATCTCGGAGCGCCACCCTCTAACATTCACTACCGCGTCCGTCAGATCGGCTGGACCGTCGCCGCCGGCCTGCCTGCCGAGGCCAGCATCTCCCTTTAAATGCATGAACCTCTTCAACCCGAAGGAGAAGACCCATGGAAGACATGAAGACCTGGTATCAGTCCCGCACCATCTGGGGTGCGGTGATCGCCATTTCCGCCTCGCTGGCACATGCCGGCGGTTACAATCTCTCCGTTGCCGATCAGGGGCAGCTGGCGGATGCCGCGCTGTCGCTTGCCGGCACGGTCGGCGGGCTTGTGGCCATCTGGGGCCGGATGAAGGCCACCGCGAAAGTGGCGTGAGGCTTGCGGCACCTTCCGTACCCCCTGATTTTCGGGGTGCGGAAGGCGGCCGATCGGATATCTTCAAGTGATTCGTTTCGGCTATTTTGGGTGCACACATGTTTTTCGAGATTTTGATCTGGACCGTCCTGCCCGTTGCGGTTGGTCTCGCCTGCTTTGCCTATGTGGCTCACGAACCGCGCTCTATGAAATCGGGCGATTGAACGGCTCGCCGGCGGGACTATCCTGGCGTCCTGCCGTTCGGGAAAGCGGGGAAACGTCGCGCTCGGCATGGCCTTTCGGCTTGCACGGCGGCGACTTTTCGCCTCATGTTCATTTGTCATTCAGATGCACATCTGTATGAATAAGCTCGATTTGAGACATTCAAGCTCATGAAAGCAATGCAATGGGATCGCATCTGATTTTGGCCGTGGCGGCCCTAGGACTTGGCTTGGCGGGAGCACCCGCCAACCACGCCAACAAGGACATTATCGCCGTTCGTGGCGATTGTTCGGCAGCCGCCCGCGAGGCGCTGTCGGAGAATGGCGGAACGCTTCTTTCGGTCGAGCCCGTTGGCAACGAATGCGTCATCACGATATTGGTGCAAAATAGCGGCGAACGTCCGAAGAAGAAGGTCGTTCACAAACCTATGTAA